TAACATTTTTGACATATCTATTTTGGGCGGTCGCCTTCATAGCTTTTGTATTACTATTTTGCGAACCAACAACTAATATATAAAGAATATGTTTGAAATTTTAAAAGTAACCGTTATATTTGAAGGCGGTGACGTAGTTAAGTACGTAGGTGACAGTGTTAGGCGCCTTATGGGAACCCCCGAAGTATCCCACGTAGATACAGCCCGGAAAATTATATGGGCCCGTATAAAAGACCTCCAAGAAGAACCCCGTAACGCGGCTCTAGGAGCCGTAAAGAGGGTTATACTAGTGTACAGGGAGAAGGAACAAAGTATTAACCAATAATATACAAGTAATGAGTAACAGAAAGAAACTAAGAGGGACACGGGACGGCGCCACCCGTATAACGCCGGACAAGTCAACAACAGGTGCGTTTTGTGGCCTGTACAAATTGGAGGTCTACGATAAGAAGGCGGACAATTGGAACACCCTAGAGGGGTGCAGTAACTTAACGTGGGGGCGGGCAGTCATAGCCAGTACCAATTACACCGCATTACGGAAGGCGTGCCAGGTAGCCAACGAGAGCGTATTACGAATAGAAGTACCGAACAATGAAGGCGAACGAGACGAGTGAAAAGGTATTTGAGCGTACATTATCTAAGTACGTCAATGACAGAGGAGGGATAGCAGTAAAGTTGCTATCCCAATTTGTTAACGGACTTCCCGACCGCCTGTACTTGATACCCGGAGGGCATGCGCTATTTGTCGAGTTCAAGAGTACAGGAAAGAAGCCCACCAAGATACAGGAACATATTATAGACCGGATACGAAAGGTAGGATTTTCCGTTATGGTAGTGGATAGTTCGGAGACCTACAAAAATGCTGTTTTGTACATTGATATGTTACTAGCTGTTAACATCGAATGAACAGGTATAACGAATGTTAATGTTTTGACAAAAAGTTTTGTAGTCCGGAAAGTATCCGTATCTTTGAAGTGTCAAAAGGAAATAACCACTTAAAATTAAAAGATATGAAAAAGTATTTTGTAAACGGAAAAGAGATATCAGAACAAGAAGCAAAAGCTATCGAGGCAAAGAACGCCGAA